ACCAATGCCTTGCCATCCTGAACGGCATGTCGATTGCGGCCAGGCTTACGATTGCGCACAACGTTAGATTTGATCTCGCCGTTATTGACACAGCCGTAACGAGGATCGGCAACTTGATAGGTCTGAGAGCCGTAACGGACGGACCATCCTATTGCACGATGAAACGAAGCGCGGATATTTGCCGGATCCCGTTCCCGGATGGGACAGGACACAAGTGGCCGAAACTCGAAGAAGCGTACCAATTCTTCACGGGGCGCGAGTTTCCCAATGCACACCAGGGTCTCTACGACGTGCTCGCATGTGCCGACCTGTTCTTTGAACTACGTAAGGACGAGCGAGAAGCCGAGTATATCAACCATGTACTTGAGGTGAAGTGATGGAACGAATGATCTTACGGAGGTTTAGGGACGATCTGATCGCGTTGGCCGAAAGTGGTTTTCCAATGGAGTCGAGCGCTGGAGAAATGGCCCTGCTCCTGCCACCTCGCGAGGATCCGATCGGGCCGGTCCAAGTGATCCGTATCGAAACAGGAGAGTGGAGAAAGAAGCCATACCGAATCCTCCATTGTTTCGACCCAGAAAACCCATTTTACACGAGAGTGGATGGATCGAAGGAGTTCCGAATCGTTATGGCGCACGAGTACGGGAAGGAATTCGAGCTGAGCTATGACGACGCGAACTTGGCAGGATACACGGTCAAGCCGGTAGCCTCTATTCGAATTCCTACAATCTACGATCTCTGCGCCTACTTCAGGTCACTTGGACCAGGTATTCATACAGAGTTGACGCATTACGGACTGCGCATATGGTTCGAGCATGGCGAGGATCCTGTAGAGATCGCATTCCCGGCGAACCTAGAGCGATCGGTCAAAGTGGTCGAGCAAGCCGCCCAGGTCGCGCAGAGGGAAAAGGCGAGAAAAGCCGAGGGAGCTAGAGAACTGGCCGAACGTGATGCAAGACTGGACCTGGATTCGGCCATCCCGACGTTGGGTCCTGAAAAAGAACCAGTCCAGGACCCGGTTCAGGATCCGGAACTACCAGCTGTTAGGGGCTATGGGAGAAAGAAAGGCAAGGCCGATGTTACAAGCGACTGAATGCTGGGTCGTGGAACCCGACGGCTCGAAGGTGCTCCGTCAGATCATTGATTTTGACGGGCCTTACGTCATCGTGATCGGTGCGGATGGAACGCTGGAACGAGTGAACCTGAAAAATTGCGAGTTCAGGCCTCAACCGTCACAAATCCTTGGATAGAGGTCGATTATGAAAGACACGGCATTGATAGATGAAAACATTGAAGATGCGGCTATGGAATTGGTCGAAGGAGCTGCGAGAGACGGCATTGAGGTTACCATTGAAGGCCATGGCGAGATCGGAGAGACGGTTGAAAAGGCCGTCAAGATGGCCAAGACTAGAAAAGGAAGCCTTATCGCCGTGAAACCAGTAGAGATAACCGGTGCTGGAACGGTTGCACTGGAAGATACTCGACCCATCAGCTCCTACGGTATATCGACGGATCATGCGCTATACCTGGCCTCTATTGCGGAGCGAGTCCATTTCCAGGCCGAGGTAGCCCTATCGAGCGTCATGCAGGCTGGCAAGTTGCTGATCGAGGCTCAGACGGTTATCGCAAACGCCTATGGTGTCGGCGCCTTCTGGGCCTGGGTTCGGGAACAGACGGATATCCCTGAGACCATGGCCAGGCGCTGGATGGCCGCCGCTGCGAATGAGGAATTGTGCACACGCGTAAAGACAGTGTTCGGGCAGGGACTATGCGCTATCTATGAGCTGGTCACAGCGTATTGGCCCCCAGAGGTACAGCAAAAACTACTGGCTGGGGAACCAGTTGACGTGCCTGGAGTAGGCTTGAAGACGCTACACGACCTCACGGTGCGAGAACTCCAGGCGGTTCGGCAGAATGCTGTTGAGGTCGAGAAACGGAACAAGGAACTCCAGAATCTACTTTGGGAACGAGACGCCGCGATCCGAACCCTCCGGTCCGTGCCTCCCAAAGAAATTGAGGTGGAGCCGAAAGACTATAAGGAAACGAAGAGGGAACTGGAGGCGTTGCGGGAACAAAACGAAACGATGGCTCGGAAGCTAGAGGCTGCAGAAAAAGCGATCCGGGAAGGGGATCGGCTATTGGAACAACGGGCCAGGGCTATGGGCTTGCAACTGGGCGGTGTGTGCCTATCCTCCGTGTGGCGGCATGACCCGGTGCTCGTCTACGCCGGTGACCAGTCGTGGCCTTACGCGACGCCCATTGGCGTCGTAGAGCAGGTAATACGCCGGTACACGTGTGAAGGGGATGTTGTGGTCGATCCTCTGGCGGGGTCAGGGACCGTTCTGGACGTTGCCCGTGTCCTCAAGCGATTGGCCGCAGGTTCCGATATCGAGCCGCGTCACAAAGATGTCGAACAAGTGGATGCCGTCGCTCTGGAATCAGACTCGGAGCTGGCCGATCTTGTCTTTGTGCACTTGCCCCCTCCACGCCTGAGAGGTGGTGACATGGAGGATGAGAAAAGTTCACGGCTCGAATTGCTCAACCCTCCTCGCTATCTAACGGTGCTCGGCCAGATCTTGGCCGAAATACGCAGGATACTCAAGCCGAGCAAATACTTGGCGGTATATACTGCCGAATACGATCCAGCCATAAGCTTGGGCAACTATATTGACGTTGCTCGTATCACTGGGAATGAGGCGATCCAGGCTGGGTTCCGCGAGATTGCCAAGGCCGTATACGTGTTCGGTCCTGGAGCGCCAGACGATTACCAGGCTTATGGAGAACTTGAAGGGATGAGGCCAGATCATGGAATACTCAAAATGTACCGACGCCCACACACGGTATGATAAAGAGGCGCTGACCAAAGCGATCCGAATCGGCGATGAGGACGGATATGTCCGGCAGGCGGCGCTGGTGGTGAGCAAAGTGCTCAATCGCTTGCGGTGGTCGAATCGAACGAGTCCGCACAGGGACGAGATTGAGCAGGAATGTCTGATCGAATGCCTCGCCTGGTTCCGGGCTGGAAACCTGGATCCTGACCAGAACGTGTCTGCATACCTATGGAGGAGCATAGGCCGGAAAGCGATATCTCTCCTACGTGAATGTGGGGAGAGTTGCGAAATCTACGACGAATCCATAATTGAGGACAGTGAGGCTGTGAGATCGGATAGCGAGGTCCAGTTGACCGACCATCTAAAGGCATCCGTGGAACGATTCGGGCATTTGTTTGGCGATAACTTGATGACACAAAGGGCCGGTTGGGTCGCCGATCTCCTCACGGTGGCAGATTACGCCCTGGTGAACCCGGTCATGCTCAGCCTCCAGTATAGTGGCCAGTACGGGGCCGATCTTCCCCCTCTCACGGTGGATCGAATCTTGTATGCGATTTCTGATATGCAGCGAAAGGTGGGGTCCGCATATGCGGAGCCTGAGCAACGGGTAATCCTCAACCGGGAGGCCGTGCAGTGAGCAAGACCGCTTATGACCGTGCCTTGAATTCCGTGCTCGCTTTGGAAGGCGGGTACTCGAACGATCCTGACGACACGGGGGGCGAGACGTATCGTGGTATTGCGAGGCGATTCCATCCCTACTGGCAGGGATGGCAGATTGTCGATAAGGTCAAGATGGATGTGAGAGCAGAATACAATACCCGGGAATGGGTAAAGGTACTCAATGTGAGATTAGATAACAACGAGGACCTTCAGGCCCAGGTATCCTCGTTCTATCGCTCCGAGTTCTGGTCCAGGTTTCGTGGCGATTTTATGCCTGATCCGATAGCGGAGGAATTACTCGATAGCGCGGTCAATCTCGGCGTCCACCGTTCCGTTTCCTTCTTGCAACGCGCGATGAACCTATTCGCATCTGAGCCTCTGAATATAGACGGAGTTGTTGGACGAATTACCGAGGAACGCGCGAACGCGCTGGATGAATCGGAAGTCAGGGCCACCGTGACTATTATGAACGTGCTACAGGGGATGCACTACATCGAGCGAGTGGAGGATAGGCCCATCAATGCCAAGTACCTGAAGGGATGGCTCAAACGAGTCACGCTGGAGAAACAATGATCGATACGGAAACCGTGGACCTGTTGGCCACTGCCGAGCGTAGAATCAAGGTGCTCGAAGCGGATAGGGACTGTTTGGCCGCGACAGTTGTGTGCTTGGTGGAGGCCAGAGGCGGCTCCGTCTTCATTGCGGAGGATAGATTCAACGCGGTGTTGCGGAATCATACCTTTATTGTTCAAGAGAACGACGATCCTAGAGGGATTACAATCCGGGTTTCCCGGTAACGATAAGGAGCACCGAAATGCTAGACTCGAATGCACCGGCAGGACAGATCGACCGCCTCGGTCTAGGCAAGGCGTGGCGACGCGGCGTGTATGCCTTCTTGGGCGCGACGGTTGTATTGTTGACCGGAATCCCAGACATTGTACAGCAAATCGACCTGAATCCAGTGCTTGGCGATATGCTCGGCGATTCCGTTGAAAAGCTGATTGCCGCTGCCATTGCGGGTGGCGTAGCCTGGGCCATCAAGTTCATTCAGCAGCTCGCAACGAATTACGCGCCTGACAGCGCCAAGTAAACCGTGCGCAATACTAACCCTAATCGGAGGGGGCCGATGATTAGGATGGACATACCTCTGGAACCCGCGCCCTGGCAAGCGCCGCTGGCTCAACGTGGCAAGAAACGGGTATCCCCCAAGCGGTACTCGCAATTCAGGACCGCCGCACGCCGGTTCATCATCTACTCAAGGCCAAGGCTTGACCCTGACGGAACCTTGCTGCCTATTGACAAGCCGGTCCTTGTAGACGTGGAAATCGTATTGGACCGGAAACCGGGAGACAACTCTCCATATCCTACCCGACACGATTATGGCGACTATGACAATTATCGCAAAGCCGCCGTCGATCTGTTGAATGACATCATAATCGCAGATGACCGCCTGGTCATCGGCCCCTCCAGGATAGGATCGGGGAAACGTTTCACGTGCAACGGTGAGAAACCGCACGTGACGATTTGGATCAGTCACGTGGAGGACGCGGATGAAAGAAATGAAGACCACACTGAAGCAATTCGATGATTTTATCGAGACCTTTATGGGAAGACTGGAGCAGATGGGACTGAACAACAACATCATGGTTTCGTTCTCGCTTGGTCCCAACGAAAGAACCATCAATACGGCTGGCGACATGACGGAGCGGGTATTTGCGATCCAGGTCCCGGCTGAGCATATCGGCAAGACCAGGCGCGAAGGTGACGCGATCCTGTCCGGTCTCGCAACCCATAAGGCTCACGAGATCCTGTTCCGGGACCTGGTACTCAAGGGCCGGGAACGATATTTGGTCAAGCAGGACATGGACGATGCGCTGCGAAACGCGGTCAAAGCACTCGATATCTATGTGGCGAAACTGGAAAGATTAACAAGGCTCAGGCCCTTGACAGAGGTCATGGAACGGACTCGGAGTACGGATAACTGTAATGCACAGGCTGGGATTTAGATCACTAACAGGAATGGACTGGTGCACGCCGTGAAATAGACTTGAAAGAGCAAAAAAAAGGAACACTGATGCCAGAAAAAAAGGTAGACGCAATCCCCGGCAATTCCCAGACGGATCAAACGACCGCTCCAAACCCTGACAACAAGATACAAGCGAAGGCTCGCCCACCGCGAAAGCCAGCGCTTGACCCGTCGGTCCCTGGGTATATGCGAGGAGGATTCAGACCCAGAAAGTACATCGTAACGAAGGCGGACGGAACTCCAACCGATCCCAAAGCGGTCTATTTCGTCCTGAGACTCGATGAGGACCCTCACGCTATCGCGGCTACTCTAGCTTATGCAGACTCCGTACGGGCTGACAACCCAGATCTTGCTCGCGACCTCAAGAGCGTGGTGGAGAGGCTTCAGGCAGCTACCGAGCTCAAGCACTTGATCGGGTGTTGCCTCAAATTAAAGCAGAATTGCGCAGGTGGCGGAGTGGGATCGATCGCGGATGGCCTGTGGCTCGCAATGGAGGACCTCATTAAGGAAGCCGAACTCATTTTAGGCATCATGGAGCAAGGATGATTGGCGTAAGTTTGGACGTATCAAGACCAGTGTCCGAAACAGATATGATTCGTTAAGTTCCGATTTGTAATAAATATTTGCAGTTGTAGCGGTTAGGCGTGACTACGTGAATTAAGGACTTCCCATATGGATGACCAACTAGTATCGCGTGGCGTGGTGATGTTTCTGCTCGCAGCGAGGCGGCACGGGGGTTTGCAGAATTTCCCTGCCCTGTGCCACCTGCTCCATGATAGGCCAACGGTTCTCAGTCTGATTTGTGACACTTTTGCGGGCAGGACGATTGCTATACCAGGCAAAGCCACGGTACGGGATCTCCACCGCGACGTGGAGATTTATCTTGCCATGGAGAGGGGCCGTGACGAGAGCACCACGCGGGTGCTCCGGGAGCGGTACGGCCTTACCAATGCGGACCTGTACAAGATCTACGCGGAAACTCGCGAGATTGTCGAGGCTGGATGTAAGGAATTGGAGGACGAGAATGAAGAATAATTCGATGATCATCGGTCCTGACACAAGATCCGCGACGGTCATAGACTGGCTCGCGCGCATGGAGGGGCAAGGCCGAAGCGACCTTATCAACGCATGTTTCGAGGGCAAAGAGATCGCGTGGACCAACGGCTGTTTTGACATTATCCATGCGGGCCACGTTGACTATCTGATCGACATCAAGGCCAGGCACCCGGATTGCTTTCTACTTGTAGGCATCAACGACGACGAGGCGGTGCGCCATCTCAAGGGACCTGGCCGACCCATCCAGGCATTCGCACACAGAGCCTCAGTTGTCATGGCGCTCAAGCCGGTCGATGCGGTGGTGGCCATCGGGGAGGACGCACTGGATCCACTCCGGGCCTTCATGCCCGACATCTATGTGAAGGGTGGCGATTATACGTTGGACACGATCAATCAGGACGAGCGCCAGCTCGTTGAAGGCTATGGCGGGCGGGTGGAGATTATAGCGTCTCGTGCCCCATATCTATCAACAAGCAAGATCGTGGAATTTGCGAAGCATGGAGGTAAATGAATAATGCCACGTATTCACACCGCCGTTGTCCACTATCGTACGGAGAAGATCGCCTATTTTTGCAGAGACGATAACGAGAATCCACTGCCAGGTCCCGTGCTGGAGACAGGGCCCATTCATGTCAAAAGGGGTGACGTCGTGGTCATACAGGTCCCGCTAAATGAACGTGGCGACAGACCACTGGTCATCTTCATTGCCGGGCCTTATTCCGCGCCTACTCTCGAGGAGCGTGAGGCCAATACGCGCAAGGCCATGGACATGTTCCTGGCGATTCTCGCGAAGGGCCATTATCCGATCTGCCCTCACCTGTCCCATTACCCACACGAGTACAATAAGGAACAGACGCGGACAGAGATCCCATACCAAGTCTGGATCGAACTGGACAAGCAATACTTGGCGAGGTGTGACGCAATCCTTTACATGGCCCCATCGCCAGGAGCTGACCTGGAATTGCGTGTTGCCAAGGAGTGTGGGAAGGTCGTGTTCAGAACCGTGGACGAGATACCGGATTTGACCGGCGAGGCATGGTGGCGAGGACTGATTCATATGACGGAGCCGGAACAGGAGTTGGAGGACCCGGATCAGGAACACCGGATCATACCATAATAATCCAATGACGAGACCCATTTCAGAGGAAGACCTTGCTCGCGTCGTGGTCGCGCATTTCCGTGACCTGGGCTGGACCGTGTATCAAGAAGTTAAGTGCAGTCGCTACAGTGGACCAAGAGCGGATATTGTGGCGGACTTACACGGCGAGCTGCACGTTGTGGAAGTTAAAACATGTTTCTCGACCCGGCTCATAAATCAGGCTCGATCTTGGCAGACTTGGGCCGAATATACGAGCATCGCCATCCCATATCCTACCCACATAAGTGGGAGTAAGGCGAGGAGAATTTGTGATGCGATTTCAATGGGGCTTGGAGTCTTCTATGTCAGTGACCGGGTCCAGGTTGCCGTTATGCCGCGAAAGATGGAAGGCGCGAGGAGCGAATGGCTCCGAGAGTGTTTGAGAGAGGAGCAAAAATACTATGCACCGGCAGGGAATAACCGTTCCGATTTCGTGTCCGGGTTTCGGCTGACCTGTGACTCTCTTCGCCGTGTGGTAGAGAATGAACCTGGTATATTATTGGCGGAAGCGATGAAGAAAATCACGCACCATTACCACAATGACACTTCGGCCTATTCCATCATGGGGCAATGGGTACGCAGAGGCAATGTGAGAGGGATCGAGGGACGAAAAGAAAAAGGCCGTATACGGCTATACCCAAAGGAGATCAACAATGAGACGAATAGATGACTTCCTCGATGACCATCAAAGGTTGGATAATTTCATTACGGATCATTATCTGTTGTGCGATCTGATCCTCGTTGTCGTCTGTTCACTGACAATCGTGGGACTGATGTTCATCGTGGCTCGATTGCCTCACCACGCTGATACGGCCCAAGGTTCGGGGTGTACCATCGTAGTCCCGGATGCGAGGGGTACAGTTAAGGTAGATGGTCATGGCGAACCGGGGGGTGGGCCTGGCTTCCTCTCTGTTATTGTTGGCAATGAATCGAGAGAGGACTGGGAAAAAGCGTTGCGGGAACATCTAAGTCAAGGCGCTACAAGCCCAAGCGATCCAAGGTCCGGCGGGTGGGGCGGAGCATTTTGGAATCGAGGATCAAGTGATAAAACAGTGGTGGAAATAACCGGAGAGCGAGATGGAACCAGTCAGAGCTTCGAGTATAGCAGCTATAGTTACGGCGGGGATAATGAGGACGATGAGGACGATGGACCTCGACGACGGTCGCATCCTCTCTTCCCTCTAATGTTCTGAAATATGGAGCATAGATTACAGAACGTATAAAAATGAGGATTTAGATGATACGAATCGTTACACAGGAAGTCACGGAAGAATTGGAGCGGGCCTTGACATTGAAGACCGGCGCGAGTGTGGCATGGACACCCGAAACCAATGGCCGTCTGGTCCATCTGAGTTTCGGGAGTGAGCGCAAGCCAAGATTCCGGTACGGGTTGGATAACATAGCCAGGTCCATGGAGCGGAGCGCAGAAGAGGCTATGTGTGGGGTCGATTCGGGAGCCGATATCCTGCCCTTCCCTCGCGCGCTGGACCCAGTTGCTGACAAGATTGATAATGTGTTACCCTTGCGGAAAGTTACACCGTAGGGAGGATCGAGAATGTTGCGGCAGGCGATCATGGAGAGCGGTGGTGAGATTGGGTACAAGGAAGTGATGATTCGGAAAGGTGGTGAAGAGACCATGTGTAGAACAGGAAGGCTGAAGCCAACGCCAAAGGGTGGTGGTACGAAACCCGTGGGTCAGAAGGGTGGTAAGAAGGGCAAATAACTCCACTTGCATTTGCCGGGAGGGTGGAATTTCCCTACCCTTTCGACACCCTCCCGGCGCATTTTTAGGAGATCGAGATGGATGAAACTGTATCGCGGTCCAGTATGTTGTACTGGTGGCCGAGAGTCGAGAACATTGAAGGCATCCGCAAGCCGAAAACGATCCTGATCGCGACCGATACCCTGAAATGCTTGGAGTTCCTCGATGGGGACGGGTGGCCTCTCGACGTTGAGGATCTGAAATCGGCTTGTGAAAGGATCGGCTATCCGGTCTTCATGCGCACCGACCACTGCTCTGGAAAACACTCCTGGAATGAGACGTGTTTTGTCTATGATGCGGAACACCTGCTCCCGAACCTCACCAGGCTGATTGACGGGACTTGTATGGCGGATCTCCCCATTGACGCAATCGCCATCCGCGAGTATATCCCCATGAAGACGCTGTTCTGTGCGTTTTATGGGAAGATGCCGGTCAATCCGGAGATCCGTCTTTTTGCGCGGGACGGACGTATTGAGTGTCGGCACTGGTATTGGATACCGGACGCGATCAAGAAATCCGGCGCTCCGGTAATAGATATTATGGGACGAGAAATGACCGAGGACGCATGGCGGTTTCACCTGACGCAAGCACAATTTGTTTGCGAGACCGATGATCCTGGCATCGACATTCTGACCGATGAGGCTTCACGAGTCGCGTCTAGATTCGAGGGTTATTGGTCGATGGACTTCTGCCTGTCTGCACGAGGAGACTGGGTATTGATCGATATGGCGGAAGGCGAGAGATCATGGCATCCTGAGCATAAGCCATGAAGTCGGAGGTAAAGCATGGAAAAGGTGATCGCGGTGTTGTTGGCAATACTCAAAATCGCCGGGCAGTTCATGGAATACGTCATGAGTCCGTTCCGGAGACGAAAGTCCGTCCTGGACCAGATCGAGAAGGACAAGCAGGAGATCCTCCACAAGGTCTACGACCTGACGGGGCAAGACAAGGCAGACAGGGATAAGGCTCGCAAGGACTTACTGAAGGAGATACGCGAATGAGAACGGTCCTATGTACCATGGTAGCCATACTGTTGCTGGGTTGCGCCAGTGCCAACGTTGGAAGTGTCCAGGACCTGCGGGGCGACCTAAGTCTGACCGAGCCGCCCGAATATCCCGGCTACCTACTCATCGCGCCATCCGATTTCGAGCGCATTATGACCAGGATGCATGAGGCTGAACTTAAGATGCAGGAGATTTATAAGGAGACAGGGGTCGCGATACCAAAGTGACCGTTGGGGCCGGGAGATCTCTCCGCTCCTCTACTCAATCTCCCGGCCCATCCTTTTTGACCGGCTGAGAACTGGCCTGGCAATAGACCCGGTTCCTTGCCGCGTCACATACAACGGGTAGGCGAGGAAGGGCATTTCATCGATTGAGGTCGTGCCATGAAATTGTCGCCTCCAACGTTGGAAGACAGGAAATTGGCCGTCGATCGCGCCTGTAACTGCCCCCATTTCTGCGCCGCTCGCCGTGAATGGCCCCACTTGCCCCCGATCCGGTTCTGGTGCTGGCCCATAGTTCCAACCGTCCAATGTGGCACTTGCCCGAACCTCGTCCATCCTGAACGCAGGGGTGCTGCCATAGATTCGATACGGAAGCGGGTCAAGGACCAAAAAAAATGCAAGCGCAGGGCCAAGTGCATGGAGGACTGATGACCAACTGGATATTCCTCCATATCAAGCGGCATCCAACCGGGTTTGCCGTTGGCTTTTTTTTAGGATCAATTCTCACAGCAGCCGCCTTTATTGTGACCTACACACTCGTCTGAAGCACAAAAACCTCTTTCCCCTATATCAATGGTGAATCCAGCAAGGGGCAAGAACATGCCGAGCGAACTATTTGAAGTCTACATACCAGACGCTTCGGAAGTGGAAATCTGCCAAGAAGCGATTACGGATAATGGACCAAAGACGACTGTGATCCGTTCTCCTCTTGGTACGGGCGGAATCATCAACGAGAACAAGCGATATTATCCCCCGGACATATATGAGCGGGAAGCCAACAAGATCAAGGCCCTCGCCGAGCAAGGCGAACTACCAGGCAATGTCGATCATCCCTACGGCCCGGAGGGCCAGAACCGGCGACTCATGGGTGCTGGGGTACGATACCGAAAAATCGACGTGCAAAGGACGGACGGTATTGTCCGTATGACGTGTGAAGCCGTGGTTCTCAAAAACCAGTTCGGGGACCAGATCCAATCGTGGATCGACAGTGGAGGGAAAATCGGTTTCTCGACACGCGGATATGGGGACCGGAAAATCGGGACGGTCAATGGTGTGAGTGGAGTGGAAATCATCCAGGACAACTACCGGATGGTTGCGCCGGACGTAGTGTTGGGACCGGCGGACCGGAGCACGGTAAATAACCAAATCACCCTCGAACAGGAGGCAGAGATGGAAGTGAAGACTCTCGAAGAGTTCAAAACCAAGTACCCCGAACTCTATAAACAGTTCGTTGGGGAAGCCGCAGAAGACAAGGGCGTTATTGAGGCAGTCCAGGCGAGATTGAAGCCTGACCTCGAAGCGGAGGTCAAGAAAATCGCCGAAGATGCCAAGGCGAGGATCGAACTGGAGGCCCGTGCAGCCTCGGACGAGGAATGGCGGGCGAAACTGGACGAGGCCCAGAAACAAGGCGAGGCAGCCCTGGCAGTTGTGGCTTCCATGCGAAAGGCGCTTGTAGACGCCAAGTTTGTGCGTATCGAAGCATCTGATCCTACCAAGACACCAGAACAGCAAAGCGAGGCTATGCGAATTGAGTTAGACGATCTCAAGAAACGGCTCGACTGTCTGGAAGGCGAGAACGCTGGGCTGAAGAAACGCATTGCCGACGAATCCCTGCGCAAGGCGCTGGCTGAGGCCGTCAAGACGGACGATCCCCAGGTGCGGCAATGGATCCTAGACGTGATCGGGCCTAGACTCGACAAGGGCGAGTTCCAGACCTCGGATGCGGTTGAAAAGGCCGTCGCCGAGACTCGTCAACACGCGCAGCGTTTGATCGAGTCTAAGGTTTTAGCAGCTGGTCCAAGCGTCGGCAAGGCGCGAACGGCAGACCCGAATGCCCCTGATCCGAGCCTGATTGAATTGAGCTCGGAGAAGAAGACCCAGGACACATGGGCGGAACAAATGCAGCGCTTGTAAAAGCAAGCCGGTAACGGCTCTATCACACAAATAGGAGGGGATAGGAGGCTACAATGCCGGAGACAATTCTCGAAGTAATGCAAGACCCGTTGGCCGAAGTTGGCCGCATCTCCCCACTCGCTTATGATGATCCTCGATACCGCAAGCAATATGCGGCGTTGACGGATAACGTGCGCTTGTGGGGATGGAATCCGCGAACAAATAGGATTATCGACAATGCGCCGGTCGGATTGCTACGTCATCCGGGTGACAATGACGGACTCTCCCGTCGCCGGATGATAGAGGCATTGTTGGGCAATGCCGATTACTACATGGCGGCAATGGAAGCAGCGTATACGCAGACTTCCCCTGATATCGCCAAGGTCAGGGTGCGATTCTTCCCCATCGTTACCCGCACTCTGGCCGGTCTGATCGCCAATACCATTGGTTCGGTCCAACCAATCCCGGCCCGTATAGGCCAAGTCTTTCATATGAATTGGACGTATCAGACCGGGGCAAGCGCGGGGAACCGCCCGGACATCCCCAGTCAATTCAACGATAATTACTCGATCAACAACACCGAGCGCCCGTCAACAATCAACCGGCTGAGGTTCGATATCGGATCCACCGCCGTGAATGCCGAGACTTGGAAACTGGCAAGCGAATGGTCGTGGGAGGCGCAACTCGATTTGTTCGCCAGCCATGGATTACGAACCGCCGACATCGTGCCGGATATTTCCACGCAACTGCTCTCGGTCGAGATTGATCGAAAATACATTAACTTCATACGAAACAACGTCGGGTACACGGTGATATGGGACGCTTCCGATAGTTCTTCCTCAATCCCGTGGCAATCGAAAACGGACGAGAACAAGCGGGCTTACGAGCAGAGACTCAAGACGGTCGCGCTGGCCAGTCTCGAAGGACAAATGCTGGCCCGTAAAGGCGTGAAACCGAACTGGATCATTGTCCACCCCGAAACCCTTCAGTATCTCGAGAGGATCGAGAAATTCGACGAGGACCTGGAATCTCTCAACGTGCCTAGACCCGGAGGCCAGGTTGAGCAAGCGGCTCATGTGGTAGGAACGCTTGGTCAATACCTCGTGATCGCCGATCCTCTATATCCGACGAAAAACGAATTGCTCGTCGGGTATAAGGGTGATAACTGGCTGAAGACCGGCAGTGTGCTGTGCATGTATATACCTCCGCTCCCGACCGAAGTCTTTATGGACCCCGCCCAGATGAGTCCTCGCCAGGGATTCATGGCAAGCGCGGCCCTGACCATGGTGAGCGAGGGCCAGTACTTCTATGGCGTTGTCAAAATCACCAACGCGAGCTGATCCGGAACGGAGGGGGTCACGTGGCGCTCTATTACAATCCGGGTCCGAGCATCCTGAGTTTCACGGGGCCGGGGGGCTATGACCAGACGGTCATAGTCCCCGGCTCCGTTGTTTGCGAGTCCTTTTCGCCTCTCATTCGCCAACTGGCCAATGACGGGTTACTCAAGATGTTCGGCTCCCTTAAAGAGTTCTTGGACGATCATCCCAGCAGTCGTCTCGCGTTTGTGCGCACCTACTCGCTTGGGGACGTGCTCATGTTGTGGGCGGTGATCAATTTCGTCCGTCGCAAATACCCATTTCTAAATATCACCCTCCTTACGCATTGCGATATCGTCCCCGTCTTTGAATCGTGCTCGATCCATGTCACTGCATATCGAGGCGCTCCCGAAGGGTACGATCTGATCTTCATGCTGGACTCAGTACTTGAAAAGGACCATGAGGGTGGAGATTTAAGTCACATGCATCGAGTAAATATCTACTTGAGGGCGCTCGGATGGAGGTAGATGAATGCCTGGTGCGCGTCGAGTATTGTGGACCAATGGCCGAGGCGCTTGTACCGGAACCTGGCACTGGCACGCGCAGGTTGTTCCGGAGAGGCGTTCCTGTGTCCATATCGGTCCGGAGCGCGGAGCGGTTCAGGCGCAAGGATGGATGGATCGTGGGCGATCAACGATTGTGCGCATTGATCGAGCGATCGGTACGGTTGGAGTCGTACAACGTGCTGATTTGGCGGTCCTATGCGCTCGGCGATCTCCTGATGCTTCACGCGGTATTGAAGCGCCTGAAGGTCTATTACCCCGAACTGAACTTTTATCTTCGGACAGCCGATTGCTACGCGCCAGTGTTCGCGGCTACTCCGGTCCTCTCCACGGCGGGTCAGTTCCATGGCGTCTATGACCACAAGATAAGGCTAGACGGAGTGGTCGAAGTCGATCATACGGGCGCGAGAGGTACCGACGTTCATCGTATACAACTCTTCTGGAGGTCTCTTGTGGACGGGATGGACCCTGAGCCAGACATACTCCCTATTGACTGGTACTTGCCACTGCCGGACCGCTCCGTTGCGTGGGCAAGGCAATGGATCGAGAGCCGGGGCCTATCCTGGAATGGCCGGAAGCGGCCATTGATTGGATTCCAGGTACGCGGGTCGGGGCCTGTGAAGACCTTGAGACTCGACGAGGTCAAGCGGTTTGTGGCCTTACTCGTCGAGCGCGAATTCGATGTGTTTCTTATAGAGCATGACTGTAACCACACGTGGGATGCGCCGCACGTATTTTCGGCTCCAAACAGGCCGAAAGAGGACGTCATCGCATTGTGCAATCATTTCAACGCCATGGTCACCATGGATTCCGGCCCGCTTTGGTTCGCACATGTCACCCAGCATCCGGTGCCCGTTGTGACGTTCCTTGGCCCTACTCGTGCTTCGGAGCGGCTCTCGTATCATCCCCTGTTCGTGGAAGGTGCCGCAGTCGGGATCGAGACCAACAAGGAAGTCGTGCTGGACGGGCGTAAGGGGTGTGATCCGTGCTTTGAGCGCGGGGACCGGTGCGGGCATTCAAACGCCTGTATCCGGCAAGTGACAGCGGACAACTATATCAAGTCATTAGAAGACAAACTTCGAAAGGTTATGGAAATAGGTGATTCGCTTCGATGGCGTTGAACCGAGCAACTCTCATAGGGACACTCAAGAATTACTGGGCACAGACCGATTACCTCGAATGCCCAGACGATGCGTATGGAGATGCCCTGGACCTTGCTGCACGTGATCTCATTCGCCTTGGTCGATGGAGGACATTGCGCAAGGGCGAGATATACACTAGAGCCGATGCGCAAGCCTATGATATCGCCGCAAACGCGGTCCTGGTGGAAGTGCCGGGCTGGAGCGCCAACCTGACCTCGGATTCCGAGTTCGGGTCCGTAATACCAATCAATGGTTACGATCAGTCCGAGTGGAGTCTCTATTCGAGATTTGACTCGCTCCAAAATGAATTACGGAACGAGCAGGCAAGGTACAGTACGGGCGGAGTACATGGGTGGAGGCAAGTCGGTTCCCAGCTCTGGTTGATGCCGGTCCCGACCAATACGGGTGATACGGTCGTGTATTTCTATTACTTGCCAACTGACGGAGTCGAACGAGTCCCGGATGACTGGAAGAAAGCGCTGCTCGCCGGTGCGCGTTTACACCTTATTCGACTCGTGTGGACGAACAGGAACAAGACGGCCTCTCCTCAGACCGATACCGGCCTGCAAATGGCGACGATGGTTGACAAGTTTCAGAACCTAGAACGGATGGCGCGAGAGGAATGGCTGGCCTCGAAAGATGAGATCTGGCTGAGTCTAGGGGGCATTCACTGATGCTACGCATGGAGCTCAGAGCGGAGAACTTGCACGAATTTACGGATGCCGCCAACCGCGTCATTGCGAGACTTGGCGGAGTGTCTCAAATTGACTTGCCCGAAATTGTTGACTATGCGCACGCGAAACTTGAAATGCGGACGCCAGGCAAGACTGCGCCGAAACTGTGGACGGATACGGAAGAAGTGGAAGGCGATACGGTTAGTTTTTTGATCTATAACCGGATGGCCGAGAAAAAAAAGGGAGAGCTGGTGCTCCGGATCCTGGAGAAAGGGTCCAAGCCGCACCTGATACGCCCAAAGAAACCGGGCGGGGTGCTTCATTTCCTGGTAGAGCGCGGTAGCGCGGGTCGATCGGGCGCGACGCTATTCGACGAGGTGTTTGCTCGTAATGTCAAGCACCCGGGAACGAAACCCTATCGGATGATCGAGCAAACCCAGGCGGATGTGAACGCTCTGCTCATACGACTCGTACAGGCAGCTGGTCAAGACGTGATGGAAGAATGGGCCCGCTGATACAGCGAACCCCAAAGGAGGATACGCGGTGGTGAAGACGCAGACACTGGAGCGGTTCCTATGAGCGTTAGCGGTCACATAGAGTATCCATCGAATACCGTCATGGACGAACTTGGAACGCTACTGCTCGCTGAGCTGAACACGACGAACGGATATTCGCAGACGGTCAAGAGAATCGACACGGAGGCCGAACGAAATCCACCGGGCCAAAATGAGTATCCATACCTGCGGATCTGGCTATGGGACAACGTTCCAACGGAAGGGCCCCAAATCCATAGCAGTAACCACCAGAGTTTTCGGAGCGTTGCCAATATCTCTATACAAGGCGTGATCGTATTTCCACGAGCGACGCCAGAGCCGAATCGGAGAACGGTGCTCCAGCAATTCGCAAAGGATATCTGGGTAGCGGTGTACCGGATGAAAAAGATCATGACGGTTGACGCGGATTTCACGCTGCGCCAAATCCATACGCCAGAAGCCGGAGACAAGGGTGAAGCGATTCTGATCTTCGATACGGAGTATGACGAAACGGTCTATATCGCAAATTTAACTTGAAGATACCTGGAGGGGGGCAGGAGAATTACGATGGGAAACCAGGCAAGAGGCAATCGCACCCAGATCCAAATCGCCAGTGAATCGGTCTACGGGACCCCTCCGTCTCCATTCAATGGCCGGTTGGTCCGTTGGACCTTCCCGGAAACGATGAGCCAGGAGTCGCGTCCGGAAGTGTCGGATGAAGTGACGAATGACCGCATGAGAATGCAAAGCGTGGACATGAACTTCCGGCCAAGTGGAGATATCAATGGCCGTCTTCACGTGTCCGGGGCTATTTCGACCCTATTGAAACACCTCATGGGAACCGTGAATACGTCAGGGTCCGGCCCGTTCATGCATGTAATGATTCCGGCAGCTACTTTGCCTGTCGGTTTCACCATGGAGAAAGGGCTACTCGATCTCGGTATTTATTACAGGTTCTTGGGATGCAGAATCAACTCCATGAACTTCACGCTTACCCAAGAAGGCGCGCAACGGTGTTCCGTCAATATCCTTGCCAAAGAAGTGGATGAGCCGGCTGAAACCAGTCTAGACGAGGCTCCAGAAGGAAGTACGGCAGAAGATTTCGAGGGCGGGCGTGGCGCGTGTTTTATTGGTACGGCTGGCCAGTCTGGTTCTCTGATTGCCTCAGCTCGCAGCGCGAATATCACGATCTCGAATGACCTGGACCCGGAAGGCTTCGCGGTGTCGGGATCCAAGGCCACTGCCCGTAAGAGGGTGGACGCGCACGAGGGGTGGGCTGATTGCACCGGATCTCTGGTCATGCGGTTCGAGAGCAATACAGAGTATAACAAGTTCCTGGCGGGCACGCCGGTCTCGTTCACGTGGAAGATGACGGATTCCAACGGCTACTACATCGAAATCTACTTGCCACGCATCAAGTACGGCGGACGCCCGACGCCGCAAGCGGACCAGAACAAGGGTCTTGTCCATACGGTCGAGTTCCAGGCGGAGAAAGACAATACGCTTGGGTACTCGCATAGGATCACCGTGTATAACAACGAAAGTTCAATTTCATAAAGAGAGGGGTTCACAGTATGGATCCAAAAGAGCTGATCAGCCTCATAAAAACCGGGGTAGAGAGTAACGCGGAGATCCGCACGTTTGGGCTGAAGGATTCTTGGCGCATACGATTGAAGCATATGCCGCGCAATCGCTGGCGGAAGATCCTTGATGACAATACGACCATTTCGTTCACGGGTGGCAAGCGCACGGAAACGAGTGATCCAGAAGGCTTGCGTGCTGCGTTGATCCGGCATGTGGTGGTAGATTGGTACGGCCTTACGCCGGACGTCCTGCGCAAGGTCGTGTACCTGCCAGAAGAAATGTATGCGCAGATCGCTGGGCAAGGCGAGATCGCTTACGATCCTGAATTAGCCGCGATCCTACTCAGGGAAGGATCGATAGACGGAATGAACCTCGGCGCAATCATCATGGACCTGATGCTGAACCCTGAGTTGTTTTCTGGGGGTCTGCTGGAGGACCAGGTAAAAAACTCGTCGAATGCGCTCGGTCCTACTTCGACCCAGACCGTATAACGGATGCGGACCAAGAAGTCCGGGCGCTATTTGGATTAGCCGATACCAGGGGACCAGAACCGGAACTAGACCAGGCGAATATAGACGCCGTTCGGGTATTCCAGCTCTGCTACGATCAAGTCGTCGTGACTGCGTTTGGTGCTATTGTAGGGATTAGAAACGAGGCGATTATCGCCACCATGGATCTGCTTGGGATCGCGGGTGGAATTGAGAGGGAGAGAACGTTAGTCAAAGTGAAGGCGCTGGCGAATGCGCTGTTCAAGGAGACACACAATGATGAGTGAGTTGAGAGATGAGATTCAGAAAATCGGCAAGGCTGTGTTTGAGGGGAAGCAGACCGCGATGATTCGACAAACCGTCCGGGACTTGTATGACCAAGTCTTCGGGGAAGGCGCGTACAAGCGCATCGAGATTCCAGAATGGATCGAGAATGACGGGGTCCCCGAAGTGACTATGTACGAGACTTTGCCGCGTGAAGTCGTGTATCGGTTCAAATACGCTTTGAACCGGCTCCGGAGGTGGTCGGAATCCGAGAGTGTGGATGCGGAGGAAATCATTGCGGCGGTCCAAAGGAAACTTGCAAATCCTGGAGTTTGACGCGCCCATTCCGACCACAGGTTCAAGACTCGTTGAATTGTTTGGAGGAATCAACCATGTTTCAAGACCAGATTTTAGACGCTATGCGGATCGACGAAACGCCGCAGGATACAAGGGCGGCTCTCAAGCGCGAATACAACGCGGTTTTCGGCGCTGGAGCCTACGACGAGATACCCGTGCCAGATGATATCAAGAAGAAAGAGGGAAAGATCTGGAACGGCTATGAGTACTTGACTCCCGAAGAGCATTACCGATTCTCTATCGCCAAGAAGAGGCTTGCTGCGAAAGTAGGGACGGACTCGCACTATGCAAAAACCATCGTTGCAAAGGCGAAGGAGAAGCGGGAAAAGGAGTGAGACGCCGTGGCCCGGCCCCTGAGAAACCAAGCTAAAGGGGGCCGGGTATCTTTTTGAGCCCATGGATCGAGACCTGACCTTACGCATATCGGTAAAGGATGACGGAACGGTCGTGGTGCGCAAATTTGCCGAATCCGCCAAGAAAAGCATTGAAGGCGCTGGGAAAGCGGTGGGTGAAGTTCCGGCGTCGGCAAGCCGGTCCTGGGGATCCTTGTTCTCGTCCATCGGGTCCGGGTTCAAAACAGTGGGCGGCGTGGTGATATCTACTGTCAGCGGTATCGTGCGGTCCCTGACAAGCGTACAGGCAATCATCGGCGGGGCCTTCGCCGTCGCGGGAGTCTACAAGTTCGCCGAGGGTATTTATTCGCTCGATCAGAGAGTGCTCAAGGCGGGTGAAGATTTCCGGCGCTTCGAGGTATCCATGACGGGGGTTCTTGGATCCGCTACCCGTGCCCGTGAGCTGACTCAATACACGCTTGAGCGTGCACTTGTATCACCGGCCCAGACGGAGGATATCCGGCAGGTTGTCCAGAGCCTTGCCATGATGCCCAGTACGCGTGTGAAATTATTGGCCTCGGATTTCGATGAGGTAACCGAGAGTCTGAACGAACTGACCGATACCGTGATCGGACTGGCTTCTATGCGACCTGACCAGGGGATCAGCGGAGCTTTGATGGCGATCAGGGAAGCACTGGGCGGTCAGTGGCGATCCTTCCAGTTCCGATTCGATATCAATCCGGAGATTATCGCGGCGTCTATAGGGCGATCCCTCTCAGAAATAACGGGAGATACGGAGCTTACCCAGCAAGCGATAGACGCGTTTCGTAAAATTATGATGCCGGAAGAGACGATGCGCGAGATGAGCCGGATGCCCAGTGTGCTGATCGGTAATATCAAGGATGCGTTCGCAATCGCGTTCAAGGAAATCGGCGACTTTGGCCTGTATGACTGGCTCGTAGACGAGATCGGGAAGGCTTCGGATCGGATTCGCGAGGTGATCGTTGAGGATCTCGGAAAGAAGGGAATCGGGGCGGGGCTGGCCGCCAGCCTCAAGGTGTTCACGACGGAGGGGGCCGGACTGGTCAAGGCGGCTGGTGCTGGGATAGGCCGGGTCTTCTTCCCCGATATTGAGGGGCGTGCCGATATCGACATGTATCAGAAGGTGTTACTTGGTATCACGAAGGGAATTGGAGCGGCGGCGGGCGGGTTCAGTTGGGTCGCGGAGAATCTCCAGAACTGGATTCCGAAAATAGCGGATTGGGTCTCTCAAATACCCAGTGGGATCGAGCGACTGATTGAAGAGGTGCGGCACGTTGGAGCAATCATCGAGATTAGAGCGAGTCAAATGGCGTCATGGTTCTCGTTCGGAGTGTCAGGAACCAAGATTGCCGAGTCCTACTTGACTCAGGGCCAGATCACGGATTTGGTGGAGCTGGCGAAGTCTCTCGGAATCTCAACTACCACGTCTCCAACAGGGTTCGGCTTTGGTGGCGTGGTAACAGGCGGTGCTCGGCCTGCAGGGGACATTATCAAGGAACTGCTCCAGCACCCCTTGATGCTCCAGGGCCTTGAGGCCCAGAACCGGGAAGCCATGAAAACCGGGCTTGGCGGGATATCGGCGGATTTGATCGATACCCTCCGAGGCGCGTATGGATTGCGGGATTGGGCAGCTGAAGTCGGTGAGGAATCGAAGCGACATGAAACCGCTATTGCCAATATCCGTCCAGGCGCCGGGCTTGGCCCGATCCTAGACACGCTGGAATCGAGGATTCATGGCTCCATTGAGGAAGCCACGCGATTTTTTGAGGCCACGATAGCGGAGTTTAAGGCGAACGCGCCTTGGGACAAACTTGGGGGCTGGAAAAAGCAGATCGGAAGTCTCGGAATGCTGGGAATTGAGGAACAGGTGCGAGAAGCGACTACGGGTCCGCTCGATACACTGGCCGACACGTACAACGCGGCTCTTAACGAGTTGAATAAGAAATGGGAAACCCTGGAAAAGGTAAAACAGGAATTCGGGGAATGGTCTGATAGATACCTCGACACCAATAAGAAATTAACGGACGACCAGCTGAAATCCTTTGAAGAACTAATGGATTTAATAGAGGGAGCGGAGCTCAGCCTGCAAAAAATGGGGCGTGAGCCTGAAATCTACAGGACCACACAACTGGCAAACGTGTTTACTGGCGGTGATGCGATCACGCGCAAACAAGTGTGGGAGATGCTTCAGGGCCGGGACCTTGGCGTGATTCGGCACGGCTACTTGGGCCTTGCGGAGTCCATGGTCGGTTATATGCAAGACTCATCCTGGCAGAGGGAGATTCGCCGCATCGAGAGTGAGATGACAGACCCGCGCCGATCCCTTGAAGAGCGCAAGGCAAGCCTGGATGAATGGGTAACGTATCAGAAAGAGGCTTATAGAGCTGTTCTGGACAACTTCGGGTGGAGTGAGGATCAGAAGATTCAACTCGCCGAGGTGTTCAACGAGAAGATGGAGGACATAAACCAGGACTACCTCGAGAGCCAGAAGGCCCTGATGGAAGAGGAAAAAAGACTATGGACCGACTACTGCGATGACGTGGTGCAAATACACCGTGACGCGTTCTCGGAAGGCATCTTTCGCACCATGCGTGGCGAGATAGATAGCTTGCGAGATGTTTTTGAGTCCTTTGTGGTCTCGCTCCAGCGCAGGTTCGCGGACCTGGCCGCCGACTGGGTATTTGCCCAATTAGGTTTCCCTTATGGCGGTGGGGCTGGTGGAGGTCAGACGCTTGGCTCGGTCCTACAGTCAATCCCGGTTATTGGAAATCTGTTCGGTCGCATGAAAGCCGGTGGCGGGTTATCCGGTGGACCTTACGGGTGGGGTATCACGGGCGAGACCCAGAATATAGAGGCAACTATCCCTCTCCAAAACGGAGCGGTGCCAGTGCGCATGATGGGCGGAGCCTCACAAGCGCCTGTCTATGTGATCAATACGTTCGATCCTCCCGAACTTGTGGCGGCTGGTCTACCCTCAAATGCCAGAATCATTGTGAGTCAAGTCGGCAATGACTTGTTCAGACGTGGGCCACTGTCGAGGCAACTGGTAACGGCACGGTGAGACATGACACAATTCACGTTTGCAGACGACTTCAATCGCGCCAACAATGACGGACTGGGAGCGAATTGGACGCAACTGGACCAGTCTGGCACTCTGATCCCGGACTCAACATTCTACACGTTCAGCGTCAGTTCGAACGCGGCTTATTGTCCCATCTGGCTTGCCCATCCAGACGGCGTGTTCGCGCGGATTTCCACGGCGCTTGACGAGTCGGATCACGTGGTTGAAGCGGCGATCAACCGCTCCCAGGCTGGCGAGGCTGGGTGCACAGGCCTCATGTTACGCATGGATGCGCTTTGTCAAAACGGGTACATGGTGTATTGGTGTGGGAACAAGCCATGGTTCAGTGATACCGTGCTCAAGATTGCCAAGCGCATCGGAGGAATCATTACCGAACTTGCCGAGGTCCCTGTCGCTTACCTGAATGACCAGGTGCTGCGAGTCCGCGTGGAGGGCAATGAGATAGTCGTGTGGGTAAACGGTGTCATTGTTACACGTGTAACAGACTCGTCGATTTCCAGCGGGACTTACGTTGGCATTTATTCCGCAGCACCGGCTGGTGAGGTCAGTAGTTTCGATAACTTCGGTTGTTATTCCGTACAGTACTTGCCATCAAGGGCGGATAACTTCACTGGGTACGGTGAATTGGGACCAGATTGGATCCAATTCTACGCCGATGCTTCACTCGCCACGGGTGGACGGCTCGCCATAGTCTCCGATGCCTTGCACTCGGATGGGATCACGGTCAAGGTGTATTGCAGGTTCATAGAACCGAGGGACTCGTCGGATCACCGTGTGGTCGCTGAACTGACCGGCGTCTACGGCGGGGCGGCTGGCAAGATGGGCCTATTCGCGAGGTCCGACGCCACGTGCAGGACATGTTACGTGCTGAGCTCTGAACTGACCGCTGTCGATACGCAGACGATCACGCTCTGCGCACGGGTCGCCGGTGTAACAACGGTGCTCGCCACAGCAACAGGAGTCACGTACACGGCAGGCCTCCGCATGGAATTGATTGTGTTTGGGAACAGGCTGGTAGCGGTCTATGACGGGATCTCAAGACTGGAAACTGTCGATACTCAGATCTCCACGGGCCTCCATTCCGGCCTATGGGTAGACCAGGACGGGGATGATCGCATATTTGACCGTGCGCAGATTGAATCCTACGCATGGCCAACGCCAGTGGACAAGATTGACGAATCATTTACCGTGAGTGACCGTCCATCGCTTACCTATCCGTGGCGGCAACTCGACGCGGACGGAGACATTGTCCCTGACGGGTCTGGCTTCACAATTACTGGCACAATCGTGGCAACGGCGGGTACTGATAGCCTCGTCTTTGCAATTCGGGACGCGCTTTCATCCCGGAACCAACGAGTAAGCGCCAGGTTTAGAGGCGTCTACGACGCTTCGCAAGCGGGACGCATAACCGGCCTCTTGTGTAGGGGGTCAAGAGATGCCAGGACCTGTTATTTCGCGGGCTTAGAGCTGACTGCTGCGGATACTGGAAAGATCACATTATACAAACGTGTAAGGGGGATCAATACGGAACTTACAAATGTGGAGGGCCTATCGTACACGGAACTTGAGCGGATGGAATTAGAGGTCAACGAGAGCATCATCACGGTGCGCTATGCGGGAGTGGCGGTAATCGTGACAAGTGACTCGTCTATCCTGGACGGAGCATCGTCCGGGTTCTTCTCGTACCTATGCGGTGATGCCACTCGATATGTCGATGACTATCTGGCAGACGTGATGACCCCAGGCTCGTACCCGCAACTGTTCCAATGTGCGAACCAAACGCACCCGGACGCGTGGTTCGGCGAGTACGACGATTCCGGTGTTGCCATTGTCGCTGGGAACGGATTCGGTGTTCTGGCTAACGGGCTGGACTCGAACGCAGAAAACGCCACGGTCTTTGCAATTTCCACACAACAGATCGGGACCTCGAAGCAGAGCATTACCGTCAACTACTCCGCTCCAATCCATGCTTCCGAGTACGGGGGCCTGTGCTTGCGCATGGCGAGTAATGGCACGACTGGCCTTATCCTTCGCATCTTGCGAACAGATACAAACGCCCAGAAGGTCCAGCTATACCGGAAAACAGGCGCATCAACTTACGTATTGGTCCTAGATTCTGGAACGCACTCCACCTACGCCGATGACGAGGAAATCACCTTCGCCTCGGACGGGACAAGCGCAACGGTTGACATTGATGGGGTCCGGGTGCTTACTGCTGCCAATATCACCGTGCCGGGCCTCACGGCCTATGCGGGTGTCATGTTCTCTCAAACAACGGGGAACCGGCGATTCGAAGCGGTGACCTTTACCCGTATCCTCTCCCATGACCAGATAAGTGACACCTTCGACCGTGCGGACGCGAACAACCTTGGCGAGGCCTATAGGGAAATCGACATCGACGGCGCGGAGGTGATCGCCGGGGTCGGATTCGCCGTATCCTCGAATCACGCCGTCATTCCAACGGGAAATACGGCACGTGTCTTTGCTACGCATCAAACGGCTCTAGAGTCTTGCCAAATGCACGTGTCCATTTCGCCTACCCTCGATATTTCTGGAGGGGTAGCGCAAGGGCTTGGCGTTGCGTTCATGTCACGGGGCAATCTGGAAACGGGATATGTGGCCATGCTCATTAGATATCCGCCGGGATTGGCGAACATAGAAGTGTACCGGAAGCATGGCCCGGCTCTCGACCGGATCGCGAACAAGGGTGTTGTCTACTCCGGAGGAACTAGCCTTGTCGTTGCTACCGGGGCTACAGCAGTAATCACGTATAACGGAACAGTGGTCCATGAAATTGAAAGCCTTGTGGGTAACGGTGAGTACGCGGCATTGGTTGCAAGCGCGAACGGGAGAGGTGTCAGTTACCTGGACACCTTACTCATCTACGGGAATCGGCAACCTAGCACGCCGGAAATTGAATGGGCGGGACAAAACGGAAAGGTCCCGGTCCGGATCATCGGCAGTGCCTTTGACGATAGCGATACATGGAGCACACATGCGGCGAGTCAATGGCAGGTATCGTTGTATTCGGACACGCATTTCGCGAATCCAATCCACGACTCAGGGGAAATAGCGACCAATCTTGCGGAGCTGGTAACCAGCCTCCAGTCGTACCGGCACTACCGGGCGAGGGTCCGGTACAAGGATGACGGTGGCCTATGGAGCGAATGGAGCAATAGCTTCGAGTTCTTCATACTGCCAGGCACGGTGATTACAACGGAGCTACTGGTCTGGCCCTCCAGTCTGCCGAATCCCCGGTATCCCATTCATCGCGAGCGGGTCTACGTGACTGAGATTTCCAGGCAGGGCAAGGGATGGGCCGACGAGAAGCGACGCTCGCTCAGAAGCCGTCCGCTCTGGCGATTTGTACTGAATTACAGGCGGCTTTCGCAAGACGACATTGCCACGATTTGCGATTTCCAGGACGCAACGCTTGGTGCGCACGGGGCCTTTGTTTGGAGACACCCGACAACAAATGAATCGTTCATTGTGCGGTTCGAGTCTGACACGCTCGGACTGGATTTGAAAGTACACGTGGTGGAAGACGTGGAGATTAACTTCATCGAAGATCCGGCCTATCAATCGTGACCGCCAACGTTGGAGCCGTGTATTTGAGGAATCAAGATGCGAGTCATGTTGTACGACATGGGGTGGCCCCAAGTGATGGCCTCCTTTGCGGAAGGAACACGGCTCTTTGGGCATACCACCGAAATTACGGACATAGAAAACTACGCCGGGCCTACTCCCCATGATGTGATTGTAACGATTGAATGGGGATCGAACGTTGAGCGGATTCATCGAGATGTGCACGGCCAGGGTAGACCCACACTCGCGATTCACGACGCTTACATCGATCGACGCGGAAAGGGTCGGTACTATAGCGTGGCCCGAAATTGTGCGCACAACTACGGCGATCATATTCCACTGGAATCCGCTCCAGGTGACCGTTGGAAGGCTTTGGGCGCGAAACTCAAGCCATGGCGAGGGGCCGGAACGCATATTCTTGTTGCGGACCAAGTGGAGGCGCAATCAGTTTGTGGCAACGGAGCGGTACGGCCACCATGGTTTACCCACGTCATGGAGATGTTGCACCGGATCACTGAAAGACCCGTTCGGTTCAGGACCCACCACGGCCAGGACGATCCGGAAGGGAGGTATGAGGCGTACCGTAAGGTGTGGCTTGATAGCGGTGGGCCACCGGACCAGTTGGTCCACTCGCAAGGCAACCGTAGCAAGTTTACGGACGATTTGCGCGACGCATGGGCGGTATTAACTTATGACTCCACCGCTGCGGTTGAAGCCGTACTGAACGGTATCCCAGTGTTCACAGGGGGCCGATCCATGGCAGACCCAGTGGCAAACAAGAACTTATTCGATATTGAACGCCCTGCAATGGTGGACCGGACCCAATGGGCGTATTGGATCGCTTATGCACAGTGGACGGAGGCGGAGATGCGGCAGGGCCTTCCATGGAGGATCCTCATCGAGGCTTGGAGACCATGATCCTGTGCTATTCATACGAGAACTGGGAAACTACTGGCCATTGGAGGCCCGAAGCGGCGCTTGCCAGGGGCGTGCAGGACCTCGGTTACGCAATCGATTGGCGAGATCCGAAAACCTACGCACCTGAACCGTGTGAAGCGGCGATATTGGCCGGTGATCGTGGCTATTCGCAGTGCATCATGCGAGACCTCGCCGAACGCAAGGTCCCGTTCCTGTGTGTGACCGATGGCATGGTGAGGCGTCAGAACGAGTGGGCGCAAGTCCGCATGAGACCTGGCCTGAAAGCTATGCAGAACAGGGACTGCTATTGGACCGTGGCAAAGAACGGACCCGCCGCTTATGGGCGGCACGTGGATTATGCGATGGCGACTCCGGAGCGTTGGAAACGACTGGGTGCCATGCTATTTCCATGGCGAATGGGCGGGGTCTCAATCCTATATGCCTGCCAGAGGTACCCAATAGCGTTTGATGGGAGGAATAGGCACGAATGGATTGTGAAATCGGCTCTAGATATTGCCAGTATTACCGCGCGACCTTTCGTGGTCAGGCCCCATCCAGGCGCGATGATGTGCGAACCCGACAAAGCGCTTGCCATCTACAGGGCATTGCACGACACGCTTGGGGACCGGGTCCAGGTATCCGAAAATACTCTAGCCTCTGACCTTCGCAATGCGTGGGCGGTAGTCACCTATGATTCGAACATTGCCGTGGAAGCGGTGATCGCCGGTACGCCAGCCTTTACGGGTGGCAGGTCCATGGCGGAGCGAGTGGCGTGTCTAGATCTGTCTAGGATCGAGGACCCGCCGAGGCTAGACCGTACACAGTGGGCGCATTGGATCGCGAATTGCCAATGGACCACGGACGAGTTGCGGGCCGGTACTCCATGGCAAGTGCTTATGGGAGTGAAATGACTACTACACAGATAGCAGATGGAATTGACATTATGTGCGCCGATTCCATGGACGCCATGCCGGATATAGCCGATAATAGCGTTGACTTAATCGTAACAGACCCTCCCTACTTTAAGTGCAAGGACCAGCCGTGGGATTGGCAGTGGGACACACATAATGAGTTCTTGACTTGGCTTGACGGAGTGTTGGCGCAGTTCTACCGCATCCTGAAACCGAATGGAAGCCTATACTTGTTCGCATCAAACCGTTTATCCGCAAGGATTGAGGTGCTTGTGGGTACCCGGTTCAATGTGTTGAATCGAATAACATGGTTCAAGGGTGGTCGTGGAAGGTGGCTTCGGACAAATAAAGAATCGTTGCGCTCCTATTTCCCGCATAAGGAAGAGATCATTTTTGCGGAGCATTATGGAGCGGACAACATAGCGAAGGGCGAGGCGGGGTACGGGAGGAAATGCGATGAATTGCGCGGGATTGTATTCGAGCCGCTTCGCGCGTACTTAGCAGGAGAACGAGACAGGGCTGGCTTGACCAATCGGAGAGTGGCGGAAGAATTTCAGAAGAAAACGGGGAGCCGAACCCTGACGGGTATGCCACACCATTGGTTTGACAAGGTGCAATGGGAGATTCCGACCGAGAGGAGTTATCTCCTCCTACGTGAGATATTTTCAACGCTCAATCATGGCGGAGAATACCTGCGACGGGAGTACGAGGACCTACGTAGGCAGTATGAGGACCTACGTAGGCAGTATGAGGACCTACGTAGGCAGTATGAGGACCTTCGAAGACCGTTCAATGCTACTCCCGATGTTCCTTACACGGATGTTTGGACTTTCGAAACAGTAAGTCACTATAATGGAAAACACCCGTGCGAGAAGCCGGTTGATATGATGCTCCATATTGTCAAAATCAGCAGTAGGCTGGGTGGACTCGTCTTCGATCCGTTCATGGGATCTGGATCTACGGGCGTCGCGGCCCTACGAACTGGCCGCCGGTTCCTCGGCATTGAGCGAGAGGAGAGTTATTTCAAGAGCGCGCGCAATAGACTTATGCGCGAACGAGACACGCTCTGGCTTTGTGATACGATGGGGGCGAAATGAACTGGAACCAAGTTCGGGATGGAGACACGCTGGCACTGCAAATCTTTGCGAGGCACTATACATTCAGACGCTACAAGGATAAGCGCCGCGATGATCCTAAAAATAGGATGCGGAATCGGATCGTTGGGCCTGGCGAATACATAATGTTGATAGGGAATGGAATTGAAGCGCTGTTTGTGTGGAAAAAGTTTCGCGACCTGTCGGGTCAACGGGGTGTTTGCTGTTCCGTGTTCCGTAACGAGTCCCATGTCGTCAGTAGTGACTTGATCCTTGAAGCAGAGGAATATGCGATGCAGAAATGGCCGGGTGAGCGAATGTATACGATGGTGAATGCGAAGCGGATCCGATCCTCTAACCCTGGGTGCTGTTTCTTAAAGGCTGGATGGCACCGGTGTGGAACAACGAGGAATGGACTTATTGTGCTGGAGAAGATAGGGAAAGGCACAGGGGGATAACTATTGAGCGTGGAGGGATCGGAACTGCGGCTGAACATGAATGCCATGTTGCTAACACGAGCGTTGGGGAAGGCGCCTATACGGGCGGGGTGAGGGTGTGAACTGACGTGGCAAAAACGTGGTCGGCAAAGGGCGTTACAACTATGTGAGCGGAGAACAAGATAAGAACGCGCCGAAAGCATAGACAGCGATGCGCCCAGCTT